GACGTATCACTGCTTCTAGCAACAGATACTACAGACGTGTTAAGGTTACTAACCTCATGTAAGCGAGACGCTTATATTTCTTCAAAGTCAACTCCGAAAGGGGTTGACTTTTTTTTGCTTTATAGTATAATAGAACTAAAAAGTAGGTTGTTATGATTGTAAAAAGAGAGAACGGGGAGATAGTTCCCTACGTTGATTTTGAGTCTAGTAAAAGTATCAATAATTATTGGTTATCAATTGATGAGTTTTTTGAATTAGATGAAGTATTTTGTCAAAGAGATACAGAAGCACGTATTCCTAGAGCAAGAAAACATTTATCAAAACTACAGTTAGAACATTGCACTGTCTTTGTTGCTAAACTAGCAAAAGATGATTTATATAATGGAAAAAGATATAAAGCAGGTCACAAATTTAGAATTGATTCTAACACTAGAAATTTATTTTGGCAGAAAGGACTTTCTGATAACATACCAAAGAGTGTGAGTGTAATTGAATACTCATTTGATACTGTTGATCGTATTCGTGAGTCATATAACACATTTGATTCTCCTAATAGTGTAGAAAGAAACCAAGAAAAATTTTATGGTATGATATCTGGTATGTTGAAATATGAACCAAGGTCTCAAAAGATAAAAAGAGGTTCTATTTTATCGGGAATGAATAAAGCTGGATGTTTCTTAGCACCAGATCAGTGGAATCAACCAACAGTTACTCCAGATATTATACTAGCACAGACATGTTGGTTTTTACCAGAAATAAAAGCGATTGATTCTATACTAACGAAAGCTGATTGTTGGGATCAAGCATTATTTTGCCTCGGTCTTATGTCATTGAAAAAATATGGTACTGATAACGACAGAGTTTTAGACGGTCTTAAAAGGATCAATGATAGAGCATATTCTACAATGGATAAACAAATGGACGGTATCTCTCACATATGCTGTGAGTGGGTTAATCCTAAAATGTTTGTAGATAAAACAACTTTATGGCATAAGGATGGTGGATTAGATAGAACAGTTGCTTACGCTTGTTATTGGATGGATAAGTGGGTAAAAAATGAGACGGGATCTAAATTAGGGCCTGGATGGGAACAGACTGCAAAAAAATGGAAGGATCAAGAAGTAACAACATTGAATAAGTGCTTACAAATTTCATAAGTGAAAAAAGAAACTATTGGAGAAGTGATAGGACATCCCCTATGGATGTTACCAGTCATTCTTATAGGGTTGTTAGTATTGATTGAAGCTCTTCATACCTCCGCACATCTACATCAGAAAATAGATGTTCATGGAGTGTGTAGACAGAATCGTGAATACATAGAAATGAAAGAAAATGATTACTGATTATGAAGGATCAAAATTCTATTACAGACATAGAAACTGTTGATCAAAAAAGAACTAGAGCACTAGATATCTTTATTGAATCTGTACAAAAACCAGATCATCATTTACGTTCCTGTGCTCATAATCAGAAATGTTATAATGAATTGATGCAGATAAGAGAAGAAGTAATTCAGTATTTATACTCAGTGAGATAGTGTCAGATCCCTGACATACCAAGGGGTTTGGGGGAATTGGTACCTACATAATAATGTAGAATTGTGTATCCCCATGAACGGTAGACTTAGAAAAGTCGATATGGAATCACGAATACTTAAGATAAAGAAAGGTATTGATGAACATCTGTGGTACCCTGAATGGGATGATAAAGAAAGATGGGCAGCACAAAGAGCACTAAATAATACGTTAGAAGTATTGGAAGAGTTTTGGTATTAGAGACTAGAGCCAGACAAGCACAACCACCATTCAAGATCAAGGAGCCAACCAACAGGAACTTCTTGAGTATTGTTGGGTTTAAATTTGTCTTGAATAAATGTCCTAAGGTTGATTTCTATTGTAATCAAGCCAACATTCCTACTCTATCTTTAGGAACTTCAGTTCAACCAACTTATCTACGTCAGATTCCTCAACCTGGAACTGAACTATCGTATGAGGATTTGAGTTTGAGTTTCATTGTAGATGAAGAGTGTGAAAACTATATTCAAATATATGATTGGATAACCAGTTTAGGTTTCCCAGAGTCTTTCCAACAGTTCCAAGAACTGAAACCAACGGATAGGAATGATCCTTCAAATGAATACTCTGATGGAACTTTAATAATCCTCAACAGTGATTATAATCCAAGTTTGAAAATAAAATTTAAAGATTTATTCCCAGTATCATTGTCGGGCATTCCATTCAATGCTACTGAAACTGAGCAAAGATATTTCACGGCTAACGTCACCTTTAAGTATACTATTTTTGATTTGATTGACGTAAATGGAACGAAAGTCTAATCCATGCACGGTTGAAGCAATTCAATCTATGTGGGAAAAGGACTCAGTAATGAATCAGGATGAACTTGATACTGAGTCATTGAAGATCCCATCACTTCATGCTAAGTATTATTCTCTATATAATACTATATTGCTCATGCGGAAACGTGATGAGCAAATTTATTCTGGTACCTTATTAGAAAGAAGAAAGTTCTACACTGGTAAAGCAAGTGCATCAGTATATGAGGAAGAACCTTTTCCTTATAAGATTAGAGATAAAGATGATCTAAGACTTTATCTTGATAGTGATGAAAAACTTAGTAAAACTAAACTCAAGATAGAGTACTATGACACTATGTTAAAGTACCTTGAAGAGATTCTTCGTCAAGTATCTAATAGAACCTACCAGATAAAGAACGCTATTGAATGGCGACGATTCAACGCTGGTTATGGCTGATCTTGTTATACAGAAGAAGAATGAAGTCTTTCTTCATATAGAATGTGATCCTCATATTCGTCATGAGTTGAATGATCAGTTCACCTTTGATGTACCTGGGGCAAAGTTTATGCCACAGTACCGTAGTAAGTATTGGGATGGTAAGATAAGATTATTCAGTATTCCTAAGCAAGAAATTTATATTGGATTATTAGATAAGGTCGTAGGTTTTTGTAAGCATCATAAGTATGAATTTGAATTCAAGGATAACAAACATTTTGGTATACCATATGAAGAGAATGAATTGGTATCGTATGAGGGGGTCAAAGATTACCTAACAAGAATTTCTTCGATAAAACCTAGACCATATCAAATAGAGGGTGTCTATGACGCTCTGAGACGTAATAGAAGACTTATAGTATCACCAACTGGTAGTGGTAAGTCTCTAATGATCTATGCTGTTACAAGATATCATCAGGAGCATGGTAGAAAAATACTAATAGTTGTTCCAACTACGTCTCTTGTAGAACAGATGTATAAGGATTTTATACAGTATGGTTGGAATATCGAAGAACTTGCTCATAGAATATATGCTGGTAAAGATTTGATGAGTGATTGTCCTGTTATTATATCAACTTGGCAATCAATTTACAAGCAAGATAGAAAATGGTTTCGTCAGTTTTCCGTGATAATTGGTGATGAAGCACATCAATTCAAGTCTAAATCACTTGTAAGTATAATGACTAAACTAGATGATGCGAAATACAGGTACGGATTCACAGGAACTCTTGACGGAACTCAAACTCATAAGTGGGTACTTGAAGGATTGTTCGGACCCTCGTATAAGATCGTCAATACTAAAGAATTACAGGAAGCTGGATACCTTGCTAAACTAGAGATCAAAGTATTACTACTGAAACATGATCCGAAAATATTTGAGACATACGAAGATGAAGTACAATATCTTATAACCAATGAAAAGAGAAATAAATTTATAAAAAACCTAGCACTAGACTTGAAAGGTAACTCATTAATACTCTACAGTAGGGTTGCTACCCATGGTCAGGTATTATACGACCTCATAAATAGTAATGATCGTCAGGTCTTTTTTGTGCATGGCGGTGTTGACACTGAACAACGAGAGCAAGTCCGTGAACTTATTGAACAAGAAAACAATGCAATTATCATTGCTTCCTATGGCACTTTTAGCACTGGGATTAACATTAGGAGGTTGCACAACATCATCTTCGCCAGTCCCTCCAAGTCCAGAATCAGAAATCTCCAGTCCATCGGTAGAGTCCTTAGAAAAGGTAAAGGAAAGTCTCTAGCAACTCTTTATGATGTAGCTGATGACACTAAGAAAGGTTCAAAGCAAAATTATACTTTGAATCATCTTATTGAAAGAATCAAATACTATAACGAGGAAAAATTTAATTATGACATCATCCAGATCAAATTCTAGAGATCCTTACGACGAGTTTCTTGCTGCAATCAAATTGGTTAGCGGTGAAGAGATTCTATCTAAGTGTATAGTTTCTGCTAACGATGATGAAAAAATAATTCTAGATACACCTGTTATATGTCAAGAGGTTCGCACCCCTGGTGCGAATGTACCCCTTGGGTACAAGTTTGAACCTTGGATAAAAATGAGTGATGAACCAATGTATGTCATTGATATTGCTCGTGTTATAACTATATCCGAAATAAAAGATAACGACGTAATAAGCACCTACGACCAAATCGTCTCTCAAGGTTTTACTAGATCCCATCCAGACTTGACAAAAGATATGGGATTCGTAAATTCAGTAGAGAAAGCAAGAAAGGCATTCGAGAAATCTTATGAGATAACTCCTAATCCTCCTACTGATCCTAAAGCTACCTAGTATCATCCCTTCACCCCTAACAGAGTGAGTCTAACTATAATTGCATAGGTTGTCAAGCTGTGTTATAATTACTTCAGAACTAATTGGTAAATATGCCAAGAAAACGCTCCGAACATTACGTAAACAACAAGGAGTTTCTTGCTGCTATTATTGACTATAAGGATGCAATAGCAATTGCGGAAGCAAAGGGTAAACCAAAACCTGTAATACCTCGTTACATTGGCGAGTGTTTCTTGAAGATTGCTAATCACTTAAGTTACAAACCAAACTTCGTGAACTATATGTTCAAGGATGATATGGTGTGTGATGGTATTGAAAACTGTGTTCAGTATATCAATAATTTCAATCCTGAGAAATCAAAAAATCCTTTTGCTTATTTTACACAGATTATACACTATGCCTTTCTTAGACGTATACAGAAAGAGAAGAAGCAATTAGAAATCAGACAAAAGATTATTGAAAAATCTGGGTTTGACGAAGTTTTCGTCGCAGACGAAGGCTCTGATAAGTCTTCAGAATATAATCAAATAAAAGATGCTGTTCAGTATAGGAACAATAGTTATCGATGAAAGTCGCTATTATAACAGATCAGCATTTTGGATTCAAGAAGGGATCCAAGATGTTCATAGACTATTTCCAAAAGTTTTATGATGAAGTCTTTTTTCCAACGATTGAAAAGTTGGGGATCACAACTGTAC